CTTGTTTGTGACGTGGCATGTTTTAACTGGAAGGTAAAAGTATAAAGTGATTGGCTCCCGCCATTTTAGCCCCCGCCCTGCCGCACCCAAGATGGCGGCGGGGGCGTGGCTTGTGACGTAGGGGGGGTGCGGGGGGGGCTATGCCCCCCCCGCGGGGGGTGTGGGGGGGCTTTGCCCCCCCACTTCCCCTTTTTACTGTGTAAAAGGGGAACTAATTAGCATATGGCAGTTTGTGGTCGGCAATTCAAATTTTGTGGTTTCCTTTATGAATATTCATGAGGGGGCGGAGCTAAGGGGGGGCAAAATGGCAACTTGGAGTCTGTTTAGTAAATAAGCGCCGCAGGCGCGCCCCCCCGAGCCCGAAGTGGTCCGACCCGCGCAAGCGGGTCGGAACGAGGGCGGGGCGCATTGGGGTGCGCGCGCTACGCGCGCACCCCAATCTAGGTGCGTGGTGTGTTAGCACATACGCGCGGCGCGCGAGCGCCGGCGCGTGACGGCGCTCGCGCGCGCGCAGCGCGCGCGAGCGCCGAATTTTTGCAATTTTTTATTTTTTTTTTCTTTTTTATTTTACAATTTTTTTGGGGTGCAAACTTTATTAAACAAACACCGCTAAGTGAACAGTGTCGGCCTAGCCTTTAAAATTAAGCTTAAATGAAACTTTGGGTGTTATAGGTAACCAGGGATAAAATGGAGGGTCTTCTTTAAAAGTTCTTATGGGTCTTTTAAAGATTTTAGCTAGTTCTTCTTCTGTGTCTTGTTCAAAGCCTGGTTTAAATTTTGTTAAGGAATTATGCCTGTGTGTAGTTGTAGTAGTTGTTGTTGTTCTCTTATCTGCATCATGAGGTGTAGGATGTCTCTTTTGAGCTGGTGCTGCTGCTGCTGCTGCTGCTGGATGAGCTGGTTGATCTCCTCTTCTGTCTGTGGCTTTTGGTAGATATCTTCTTTGCAGAGCGAGAGGAGACAGCTGAGTGTTTCTTGATCTTTTTCTTGTGGGAGTGTGAGTTGTGCTCCCACTCTCTTTTTCTTTTTTGGTGTGTGTTCTGGAGATTCTGGGACATCTGAAGGAGTTGAGAGGTAAGTTGACATTCTCTTAAGAGCTCTTTCTTTAATAAAGCCTCGTCTGTAATCCCATTGGTGGAGGATAGATCTGGGGTCTTGTCTTTCAGGATTTTCAATTTGTATTGTTTGTTGCAGAGTATCGGGAACATCATATTGGTCTTGGTTTGCTGGGTTTGTAATGTCTGGTTCATTAAGTGATGGTCCTCCCCACTTAAAATGGAAAATATATTTAAATTTTAGTTCCCAGTTACTCTCTGATTGATTTGTGTATTTTGGAATAAAAGGTCCTGCTTCCACAAATGAGTTTAGTATTTCATACTGGTGTTGTATTTGTGGAAACCATCTTTCTTTTTGTTTAATTGTTAAATCTGTTCTGTAGGGACCTACACCATCTATAAATGTTTTTGAAAGGGGACAATACCAGGCATCTGCACCTGGTTGTGGAAATGTAAATATAGCTGGGCTTTTAAGTACTAAAACATGGCTTTCTAGCCATGTCTTGTCTTTTTTTACTTGTCTTACATAGTCTAAATAGCCAAATAGACCTAGCCATATAGGCATTCCTTGAATTAGTATAGAAGAGTCTTTTGGAGGCTGATCCCATGTGTTTGTAAGGGTGCTTACAAGGTATATTGCATTGCCTTGACTACTGTCTTGCATTGGATTGTATATGGCTACATTAATTGGTAAATAGCCAGCTTTAACATCACACATGCTAGATGTACATACAAATTGTGTTTGTAAAAATGGTGGTTGAAAGTATCCTTTAGTATAGGATACAGAGTCATCATATGCTGTGGCTGTTGTATTAAATGGACCTATTTGTTTTTTGTTGCCAGTTTTATCTTTATAGTATACAGTATTAATCTCATTTGATGGTCTGTATGGTGTTGTGCTATATTGACCCCAATTAGTTTGTTTATAAAAGCCATGGTTTAGGTAGAAAAAATAAACTTGTGAATTTTCATTACAGCATCCTAAATATGAGTGTCTAAGATCTAGTGCTGAGGCTTTAAGTGAGAGTAGTGGATACTTTGCAAAAGGTTTAGTAAAGAACCATTTGGATATCATTTGTCTAGGTGGTTTAATTTTAAATTTTTTTGTTAGTTTGTTTGGGTTTTTTGTCATTTGTGATAAAATTAGTTTGTGATGTTTTTGAAGTAGCATTTGCTGTGGATGTGCTCCAGGATATGTAAATTTGGTAAGATTAAATGGTGGATTTCTGTCATATGAAACTATAAAGTCTGTTTTGTTGTCTCTAAAAAATATAATTTTAAGCCACAAAAATCTACACAAGTCTTTTAAAATATTTGATTTTGTCCAGTAGTTGTTGTGGAAGGTATATTCTTCATATAGGTAGTTTAAGCTGTATTGTTCAACTCCAAAGCCTCCTCCATAGGGGCTTTTAGGTGGAACAGCTATATTTTTGTTAGTTGTATAGCAAAACATTTGTTTACCTTCAGCTCCAACTACTAAGGCAGAATGTCCTAGTATTTTACATTTAGTTATGCTTTCTGGTTGCCATTGTTTTACAGCTATTTGCTTCTTTTTTCTTCTTACCTTTCGAAGTTTTCTACGGCGGCGGCGAGCAGGGCGTCTGTAGTTTCTTCTTCTGCCATACCGCCTGTTGTATCTGCGGGGGTATCTCTTTCTTCTTTTATATGTAAATCTTCTGTTTGTCCAGAAGCGCCTTCGTCTTCGCCACCAGAATGGCATTTTGAATCTCTAGTAATTATTTGTGCTATTGTTTTATCTCTGTCTTTGTGACCTTCAGGAAATATAATATCTAGTAGGTGCCCAAAAGGGTGCCAACAATTACACATAGGATCATGAAAGTCAGCTATTACTGACATCCACATTTGTTGCTTTGTGTGTCCATTGTATTTAGCTGGTTTGTAGAAGATGGACATCTGTAAAACATAATATATTTTAAGTTTCTTGCCCGTTCCGCTAGACTGCCCTAGCCCGAGTTGCCCCTAGACCTCGGTGGTTTCACTCACCTCGGGCTCCCGCCCATGGGCAGCTGAAGACCTCCTCGCTGCGCTCGATCCGGTCTCTGCACCGTCTAGCGGGGTAAACTCAGCCATTCGTCACTGTAGTTAGTTATATAGTTTAGAAGTCTCCACCC